ATTTATAGTTAATGAAGATGTGTTTGCATTTGCTCCCTGCTGTAAATCTATACTAGTGTAATAATTCTTTCTATGCATGAGTTGTCGTAGACTAACAACTTTCTCTCCAAAATGAACTGTATTTAACAAATCAGATCTTTCTGAAACTTGAAAGTTATTTTTGTCTTCGATCGCAATATCATTTTGTGATAACTCAACATAATCTGCCTGTTCTGCAAAGACACTATAGTCCCGTGGGGGATCTAATGGTGCAGCGAACTCAAAATTATCACCAGCCATTACTGATATAACAATTGAAATATCTGAAGAAGATATTGGTGATGTTTGTTCTGTAAAAACTGTTAGTATAATTTGACCGTTATCATATTGTCTATTAGCTGCAAGAGCTGCACTATTGGCCGTCATGTATTCAACATTAGATATTGAACCAGCACGTGTCAATAAATATGAATATGGTTGCAGATATGGAACTTCAAATGTGAAGTCTTTGCATGCCGATATATCTATTATCTTCGTTAAATTTGTCGTTACTTGTGCTCGCGATGAAATTGTATTGGAAAGTGAAGAAGTAGGATCAAAAGTTACTAATAACCTGCCTCGGTGATACTGAGAACAAATAACTTGGAAACGATAAATAATGCTACCACGCCAAAACTGAAATAACCTATTTATATGGGCCATTGGAACAGATTGACGTATATTAGCCGAAGCTCCATCTACTCTAATGAGTTCTGGTGTAACATTACATGCAAACAACTGAGTTGCCACAGGGTTAGATGCTGTCCATACAGATGTAAAAATGAATGATTCCCTACCAATAAAGTTAGAGATAGTTAATTCATCTTCACTCTTAATACCAACAACCCGTGGATCAATTGTTAATTCATTTTTATCATCCAATGTTATCTTCTCATAGGGAGTTGATATGTTAGTAGAAGCCATTCCAAAGAAAGCTCCGGGGTGTTGTGCAATCTCGGCTGATGTATTTGGAACATTAGTGAATCCGAAAATGCGGGCTACACTTCCTACACGAGAAGCAATCATTTCTGTCGCCATAGCAAATGGCTTTATGACAGGGATTGCTTGTAACGTTTTCGCTGCGCTAGCTACAACTGATGCTGGACCAGAAACTGGCCCCAATTCTTCGTACTCAGATTGTACAGCTAGTTCGTATGTTGGTCCTGACAATTCGACATTTTCACACGAAGCAAAAATCTGAATTGTTATCGCAGCTGAACCAACAGCATTTGCGTTTGTTAAATCAACAAACGACTTAAAGGATAATGTTCCCATCTGGGCGAAGTAAGCAGAATTAGTGCAATCCAACCAATTTTTATGATAGAAAAATGGTAAGACCATTTCTCCTCCCTGATTATTCTGGGGATAGATATAGAAACCATATCTTTGAGAAAATGGTACTTTCCAACCATCATAACCGGCTGTTGTCACTATATTGTTAGCATTAACATAATCAAATGGCAGTGGTAAATATCCAACACGCAACAAACCATAGTAAAATGGAGATGCGTTTATCACAACTTTGATCTTTAAATTCCCTCTAAAGAGTGAATAATTATCAAGTTTCTGTTTAATAGATGAATTATTTGCCAACAAATACCAAGGTTGAATGTCAGTGTTCACACTTGCTCCTTCTGACCATGTTATGGTACTTATTAGAACAGGACGATCAAGGAATTTCTTTATATCAGAAACACCAACTTCTTCAGTCTTACGAGTTGAATCCATTGGTTCTGAAAGATCTACCTTATCACCTTGCACAGCATCATCGAAATATGTAGTGTATTCTACTAAATCTGATTGCTCTGCTAAATTATAATTAGGGAGATCCTCTCCCTGCAGGACAGATATTGCGTAATCTGCACACGACTGGTTATCTGTACATTCGACTCCAGTTTTTATGTGATTATAATTCTTTTGAACATGTTATAAAATTATATGGCTAGTTAGACCATACAAAGTGATTTTATAGTCATCATGACGGTAGTTTAGCGACTTTTCGGTCGGGTTGAAAAGAAAATATGTCAATTAAATGACAATTTTCTTTAATTCATCCCCACTATAGATTAGGCGGATGCTGGGAATTTGTGGTTGTAATATATCTTCATGTTTATCAACACATAAATCAACAAAATCAACAAGTTGAAGGGTCTGAAGGTGATATTCAGTATCAACCACCGAGTTTTTCATATAATCATCTAGTAATACCTCATAACTTGGGAAGTTACTTGGTATAACTAGATGCTCAAGCTCATAATGTTTAATGAACTCTCCGACAAGACGTGCAAACCATGTATGTTTTTCCTTTCCGTAGAAGAAGTACTCACGATACACTGAGCTTATTGCCATTAGGCACTGCTCCTTCTTGCCGACAAATTTTGACTTAACAGAAATCAATAAAGTTTTCTGAAGAGACGCTTCGTCAAGTGGGCCACAAATTCGACCTAAATCTTTATGAAAGCAAAATTTTCTCTTTAAAAAATCAACCTCTGTTATATTCCTAAATTCATAGGACTTCCCAGTTTTATCTGCTGGGGTAAATGTAATGTTAAATCTATCTTTTAAAATCCGCTGCACGGTCTTAAAATTAAATCCATTGTCCTTAGATGCAACTAATAAATCATCTCCATATGACAGTGGCCTAACAATTTCACTAAACTTTTCTGCCTTTGGATCGTTTAAATAGATTTCTGTATACACAAGTCGCATATATATACTATTGACTATTGAATTAACAATAACTGTTAATGGCTCGCCACTTACATGATTTCGCAAGAAGGTCATAAGAGTCCCGTTATAATCAATATACGCGAATGCGATATCTGATGCAATTGAATAATATACATTTTGAAGTTCATTATAGTCACGTGGATCGTGTAGCTTACCAGTTTTCTGCAAACTCTGGCAAATAAAATCACCACATGCGACTAACACTTCAAAAATTATCGACGATTCCATGGATTTGTCGAAACTTTTATAGTCTCCGTCAAAAACACGCTCGTCAAAATCGTTCAAATAGTGGTAGAGTTGATCCCACTGCTGGCTATGTGCGTTAATGCCTATAGCATTTTCAAAAGCCAAAGGGGATCTCTGTATTACCCTAATGAACGAGCCAAAATATATCCTGACCAACGCGCAGAATGTCATATTGGCTCCCATGAAGATTCTAATAGAACCTTCATTCACTTTTGATTGTGACCTTGGCTCGTCCTTGAGACTTGCCGAGAAAACAGGGTTATTTCTATTGCCCTTCTGAGCATTATTGTCGATACGTGATAATTCCGCATAAAATTCAAACGGGATCTCCCATTTGCCTGTTTCCTTGTTCTGGTCAAATAACTTATTTTTGGTCTTCTTCAGTGGAAAACCGAAACTCGTGGAAAAATTCATGGCGTTTACATAATTAACACCATTTGCACCATTAACTGCAGTCTGAAAATCATATAGCTCGATTAATTCAAGCTCCTCATTACTTAAACGCAACGAAACATCACTAAAATATGACTTACACAACTGCCTTACCTTTCCACTAGGAATACGCAGTCGTTGAGCGGACATCATTGACTCGATGCCCCTGTGCCAAGCACGAGCATCAAACACTGGCTTAACCTTGTCGGTTCTAAAACCCCTATTGGACCAAAACTCCGATCCATAGGATTTTGTGACTGCTGACCGTGGTTTCACTGGGCCAGTTGACAAGCTTCCATAAACTTCACCGACAAGGAACTCTTTCCTAAACATCAATGGGTCTTTACAACGTAGGTCCATAGTCAATTGAACCGGCTCAGAAACAAAATCTTTTTTGTTCGATTCGACTTGTTCGACAAATTGACGCTCATTTACGTCAAGATTCCCTACGTTGGTTATAACTGTATTCGCAGTTATAAATGGTTCATACACCATTGATGAAAGAGCCTTGTTATCAGATCCACCCAAAGAATGGATCCCAAATACACTATACCCGTAAGGCGTGTTCACTAGCAGCATTGACCCACAATGCCCATCCGGAGTATCTTTCGACACTACACCTTCTGCTACATCATAAGTCTTCCGTACATTCTTGTACAGATTGCTTATTTGATGACATTTGAGCCTATCCACTTGGATTTCTGTAAGATCTCCATTTGAGTTTCTATATAAGGAAACTCCCTCATAATGGCCGCTCGGCCTTGTTACAGGAAAATATTTGGATATATCACGGAAAATCCCAAAATTTGGGATTCTAACAATCGTCACATCATAATAAGAACTTATTATGTCCTTATCAAATCTAATTGTTGTATTCCTAGATATATGAGTTGACTTGGAAGTAAAAGTGAATTTAGCAAAACACTCATGTGGTAACAACTCCAAAACATGAGTATTAATTATTGCATATACACCTCCAATGAATAATACATTGCACCGCTCCTTGAACTTACCGTCCAAGAAAAACTCTACGTGTGCAAGATTTTTTGTTATCTTGTAACAAAAATCTTCGAAGTCCAATGCTTTCGTTGAAAAGACTTGCGGAAGAAAGCTAAGTCTTGATGTTTCCTTCAGATCGGAAACCCATTTCGCAGCAACCTTTTCATTTGACGGGGTAGGCGCTACATAGTCCACTTGTTCTCGATATTTACTATCGTAGAACTTTTTCATTATTGCCAATCCAGCTACAGCAGTAGCTAGATAAAGAACATGTCTTCTGGATCGTAAATATGTATATGCATCTTCTCCATATTGCATAATCGTGTTCTTAGTTACAACAAGATTTCCAACCTCTTGCAATAAACGATTTTCGTATCCGAACACCCTTAACATGAAAACTCTAATAGAATCTAATATTTGGATCATCTTATGGAAGAGAACAATTACATAGTAGAAAAACATGAGACCAAATAGAAACTTAAAAAATGTATAACAATTCTCAAATAAGTTTATGTTATATGTAAGGTCAATATATTCTGATTGAGTTACTAAATCATAAGTTTCCTCTACATCAATCTCTTTACACCCTTCTTCATCACATAAATCCAATGGTATGTCATGTTTACACATTTTGGTTTCAAAAAACCTATGCGTTTCTTCCGTTATTAATTTCTGCGAATTCCGATGAGTTTTCGCCGTTTTTACTATCCATTTAAGCAAAGTGCCTAAAGACCATAAGACAATATTACCATTTTCATCCTTATCATTAAGTAAAGTTTCTCGAGGTTTGACTTCTCGAGGTTCTCCCGGTTTGGGAAGAGGAGAAGGATCTAATCGGATAACCTCAAATTCCCAGAAATCTGGCATTGTGAGGATCCTCCCTTTCTTTACATTTTAAAGGATCCAAT